GAGACACAGACGCTATAAATGCAGCGGCAACAATTATGGGTGCATTGCAAACATTTATTAATGAAAAAAATCTATAATAGATGGCAACAAGATATGCAGTAGCAAATGGTAATTGGAGCAATACCGCTACTTGGGATGGTGGTACACTGCCAACAGCCGCAGATGATGTATTCTCAAATAACTTTACTGTAACTATTGATGGAACATTTACGGTTTTGTCAATCAGAAATACATTAAATGCAGTTCCTGTTATTTTAGCAGGTGGTCAATTTAGATATGCTAATGGTGGAAATTTAACTTGTACTGCTGCTCAAGCTATTTTTGCAGGTGCTGCAACACCTGTATTAGAAATGACTTTAGCAAGTCCTAATACTGCAATATTTAATGGCTCTGTTTTAACGCTTACAAATACAACAAACTATAACGCTATAAGATTATCAGGAACAGGAACATTAACTTGTACAGGAAATTATACAGTTGATAATGGTTCAGCTTTAAAACAAATTATATATGTTACATCAACAGGAACTTTAAATGTAATAGGTAATTTATCAAGCACAATAGCATCACAGGCTGCATCAGCAAATACTTTAAGAATAGATGGAAATTGCACTATAAATATAACAGGAGATATTACAGCAAGCGCAGGTATAACTAATGTAGGTAGTTCAGCAACCGTGTTTTGTAACTCAAATTCAACTTTAAATGTTACAGGAAATATTACAGGAGCAGCTAATTTAGCTATATATACAATAGGTTCTACTATTAATATAATAGGTAGTATAACAGGAGGTACTACAGTTCCGGGATTATTAAATAATACAGGTGCTGCTACTATATCATTAACAGGAGTTGCTACATCAAGTGCAACAACACCTGCAATAATAGCATCTTTTGCTTATACTACAAATGCTGCATCAGGAACGCTTGTAAAGGTGAGTGGTAATCCTGTAAACGCAAATGGTTTAATGGCTATTATAGCACCAAGAATTACAATAGATACTTCTACATCAAGTTGGTTATTTCAAATATCAACAGGTGGTAATAGAACATTATATGCAGCAGGTGTAGCTTTAGGTAATCCTGCAACAAACAATGTGCGATTTGGAACTACTTATGGCGCATCAAGTGAACTTACGGGAACATTAAGAGTCCCAAGTGCTGCAAATGTATTAAGTGGTGTTTTAGTAGATGCTACAACAGGAACATTACTTATGACTCCTGCAGACTTTTGGAACTACTTAATATCAAGTGGTTTCACTGCTAATAGTATTGGAGACAGACTACAAAACGCAAGTACTGTTGCTACAACAGGAGGACAAATAGCATCATATAATATATAATGGACATAAGAAAAATATCAATAGGACCTGATTATAAAAGCGGCGCAATGCATTATATTGTTGGTCAAAAAGTGCTTGGAGATAGTAATGAGATCCATTTAATTAAGAGAAATGACAAAAAAGATGTATTAATATATATTATAAATCAAAAAGAAGAAGTAGTTTTGTGGAAGGAATTTACTTCCCCAATGCCAATTTCAATCGAATATAATATAAATTTTTAATGAAATCCCCATTTTACTTTATAGCAAAACCTGTAAATGGTAAACGCTATGACAACACAAAAGACATAGGTGGTATTGAGTTTATAGTCAGTACATCAGAAGAAGATCATAAGTTCTCTAATAGATATGCTGAAGTTGTAGAACTACCCATCGGCTATGTCGGAACTATATCAATAGGAGATATACTTCTTGTGCATCATAATGTATTCAAATTTTATAATGACATTAAAGGCCGACAAAAAAGTGGAAAAAGTTTCTTTAAAGAAGATTTGTTCTTTATTGAAATAGACCAATTTTTTATGTATAAAAAAGGAGATACATGGTACGCATACGACAGATATTGCTTTGTTAAACCAATCCCAACAATAGAATCATATATATCTAAGCCTTTCTCAGAAGAATCATTAATGGGGATTATGAAGTATCCAAATGAGTACCTATCAACGAAAGGCGTAAGATCCGGGGATATGGTTTGTTTCGTACCTGATAGTGAATATGAATTTAATATTGATGGAGAGAAGTTATATAGAATGTATGACCATCAAATAACAATGAAGCTATGACACCTAAAGAAACAAAATTAAAAATTATTTCTGCCGGGCATAAGGCAGTTCTTGAGTTAATCAAAGTAGCTGAAGAACCTATCTTAAATATTGATGATATTGGAGGCGAATTGGCTGCGGACAAATTAAAAAATGCTGCTGCTACAAAAAAATTAGCTATATTTGATGCATTCGAGATTTTAAATAGAATAGAATCTGAGAAAGAAGGCATAGAATTATCTGAAAAAGGTATTAATAAAATTGATTCAAAACAAGGATTTGCAGAAAGAAGGTCAAAATAATATCTACACTATAGTAAGGGACCATATACCTTCTAATGCTATTACTAAAAAAAATAGTAATAAGTCTTGGATATATGGATACAATGACCAATATGATGTTGTAGTAATATCAAAGACAGGGGAGATAGGAGATATAATCAATATATCAGGACTTAATATCGCTCTTCCTAAAACACCAAAAGATTGTTTTAAAAGAAGCAATTCAAAAGCTGAACAGTATTGGGAAAGACAACCAATACCTAAAGAACTTTCAAGAATACAATCAATATTTCAATGGAATGAAATGGCAGCTGAATTTAAAAACAGATGGGTTGATTACATTGAAAATGAGTTTGACTTTAGAGAGCAAGGTTTTTGGTTCATGAATAATGGAACTCCTACTTACATAACAGGTTCTCACTATATGTATCTTCAATGGTCTAGTATAGATATTGGATACCCTGACTTTCGTGAAGCTAATAGAATATATTGGATTTTTTGGGAAGCGTGTAAGGCAGATGAGAGAAGTTTTGGAATGATATACTTAAAGATTAGACGTTCAGGATTCTCATTTATGTCATCATCTGAATGTGTGAATATAGGAACACTTGCAAGAGATGCAAGGATAGGTATCTTATCAAAAACAGGAGCCGATGCTAAAAAGATGTTTACTGACAAAGTAGTTCCTATAAATAATAGACTTCCATTTTTCTTCAAGCCAATTATGGATGGTATGGACAAGCCAAAGACAGAGTTGGCTTTCCGTGTACCGGCATCTAAGATTACAAAGAAGAATATGTATGATATAGATAGTGATGCCATAGATGGTTTGGACACATCAATAGATTGGAAGAATACAGAAGAGAACTCCTATGATGGAGAAAAGCTTATATTTTTAGCTCATGACGAGTGTTATGCTCCTGATACATTAATACTTACAGAAGATTTTGAATTTAAACCCATTAAAGATATAAATATTGGAGATAGGGTTATGGTTGAAGGAGGTAAGATAAAAACTGTAATGAAAAAAGTATCGGGAGAAACTGATAGATACTTAGTAAAACAACCTTATGGACAAGATTATATTGTAACAGAAAACCATAGATTAGTATTTAACAGGTATATATTTAACTCAAGAAAAAAAAGCAAAAGGCACGAAGAAGTTATAATGACACCTAAAGAATATTTAGGTAAATCATCTTTTGTTAAGCAACACCTAACAAGGGTTGTTTCTAAGGGAATTGAAATGTCAGACAAATTTGAAGGAATGCCTCCATATCTTTTAGGCTTATGGCTTGGAGATGGCAGATCATCATCTTTTACAATACTTGTAAATAAAGAAGAAGAACCTGAAATATTAGAGTATTTAGGAATGATTGCTCAAATGAAAAACATTCCTTTTGAATTAAAGAAATCAGACTGTGCTAAAATTATTGAATTTGCATTTAAAGGAATAAATTCTCAATTACGAGATATTGGAGTTTATAATAATAAACACATACCTGATAGCTATATGAAATCTTCTATTGAATCAAGACTTCAACTATTGGCAGGTTTAATTGAAACTGATGGATACTCTGATAAAAAAAAGAATATAATTTCTATTGGAATGAGCAGAAAAGATTTAATAGAACAAATAAGAATATTAGCACTTTCTTGTGGCATAAGTTGTGGAAATATACAAAACTATAAATCTAATTATAATACAGAAGTTTATAGAATTTCTTTATCGGGTAATTTATCTATAATACCTTTAATAACAAAAAAGAAATCGTTTGAAGATTACGAACCAATAACTACAGGTAGGCGAAATAAAGTATCTGTAGAGTATCTTGACAGAGGAGAATATGTAGGTATTCAAGTTGATGCAGATAATGATGATGAAAGAAAATTAATTCTTTCTGATTTTACAATAAGCATGAATAGTGCTAAATGGGTTAAGCCAAATAACATTCAAAACAATTGGCGAGTTACAAAAACTTGTCTTAGATTAGGTAGCAAGATTATTGGAAAATGTATGATGGGTTCAACCTCAAATGCATTATCAAAAGGAGGTCAAAACTACAAAGACCTATATGAAGATTCAATGGTAGGAAGTCGTAATGCTAATGGTCAAACCAAGAGTGGTTTATATGGCTTATTCATTCCTATGGAGTGGAACATGGAAGGTTTCATAGATATCTATGGTATGCCTGTGTTCTACAAACCGGAGACACCTATTAAAGGAGTTGATGGTATGATGATAAAAAATGGAGCTGTTGAGTATTGGGAAGCAGAGGTTGATTCTTTAAAAAGTGATTCTGATGCTTTAAATGAGTTTTATCGTCAGTTCCCTAGAACAACATCACATGCGTTCAGAGATGAAAGCAAACAGTCTCTATTTAATCTTACGAAGATATATCAACAGATTGATTATAACGATAGTTTAGTTAAAGAACACTTTTTAACAAGAGGTTCTTTTCATTGGAAAGATGGAATTAAAGATAGTAAAGTTATATTTACTCCTGACTCAAGAGGTAGATTCTTGGTGAGTTGGACACCTGCAAAGCATCTTCAAAATAATGTTCATGTACGAAATGGATCTAAGTATCCCGGTAATGAATATTTAGGGTCTTTTGGCTGTGACTCTTATGATATATCTGCAGTAGTTGGAGGTAGAGGGTCGAATGGTTCGCTTCATGGTCTTACTAAATTTCACATGGATGAAGCTCCTGTAAATGAGTTTTTCCTTGAATACATAGCAAGACCTCAAACAGCAGAGATATTCTTTGAAGAAGTATTAATGGCTTGTGTGTTTTATGGTATGCCAATTCTTATAGAGAACAACAAACCTAGGTTATTGTATCATTTTAAAAATAGAGGTTATAGAAATTATTGTTTGAATAGACCTGATAAACAATACAATAAACTAACAAAGACAGAGAGAGAACTTGGAGGTATTCCAAACTCATCTGAAGATGTAAAGCAGTCTCACGCTTCTGCAATCGAGTCTTACATAGAGAGATATGTCGGATTTGATTTGGCAGGTGCTTATAGAGAGTCTGATGAAATGGGAACTATGCCATTCACAAGAACATTAGAAGATTGGGCAAAGTTTGACATAAACGACAGAACAAAATTTGATGCTTCTATTAGTTCAGGATTGGCTATTATGGCTAATCAAAAGCATTTATATTTACCCGAGAAAAAAGATTCAAAAATTATTGTTAACTTCGCAAGGTATTCTAATGAAGGAACAACAAGTCAAATAATTACATGAAAAACGTAACAATAGATATAACATCGTCAGCCTTTCCGAGTCAGTTAGCTACTGATGCGGTTAAAGCATCTAAACAATTTGGTTTACAAGTAGGTCAAGCTATTCAATATGAGTGGTTTAGGAAAGATGGGAACAATTGTAGATATTATGGTCAATGGAGAGAGTTCCATAGATTGAGACTTTATGCAAGAGGTGAGCAATCTATTGCTAAGTATAAGAATGAATTAGCTATTGATGGAGACTTATCATATCTAAATTTAGATTGGACACCTGTTCCTGTAATACCGAAGTTTGTTGATATTGTTGTAAATGGAATGTCAAATAGACTTTTCAAAGTTAAAGCATATTCTCAAGATGCAATGTCTCAAGCAAAAAGAAACAAGCATCAAGAGTTGGTAGAATCTCAAATGGTTGGTAAAGAAGCTTTAACTAAAATACAAGAGCTATCAGGCGCAAATCCATTTATAATGGATCCTAATAAGTTACCTAATAATGATGAGGAATTATCATTATATATGCAATTAAACTATAAGCCTGCTATTGAGATTGCCGAAGAAGAAGCTATCAATACAATGTTTGATGAAAACCATTATGATGAGATTCGTAAAAGACTTGATTATGATGCTACAGTTCTTGGTATATCTATTGCTAAACACGAATTTCTTCAAGGAGCAGGAATTAAAATATCTTATGTTGATCCTGCGAATGTAGTTTATAGTTATACCGAAGATCCTTATTTCAGAGATTGTTTTTATTGGGGAGAAATTAAAACTTTGCCGATAACAGAGTTGATGAAGATAGACCAAAGCTTAACTAAAGAGCAGTTGCAAGAAATAACTCAGTACAGTCAAAGTTGGTATGATTATTATAATGTTGCTCAATTTTATGAGAACAGCGTATTTTCAAGAGATACGTGTACGTTAATGTATTTCAATTATAAGACTACAAAAAAAGTAGTTTATAAAAAGAAAATACTTGACAATGGTGGTTCTAGGTTTATCGAGAAAGATGATAGTTTTAATCCTCCAACAGAAATGATGGAAGAAGGAAACTTTGAAAAGGTAGAAAAGACTATTGACGTTTGGTACGAAGGTATTATGGTTATGGGAACCAATATGTTGTTGCAGTGGAAATTATCTGAGAATATGGTAAGACCT